GAAGTGGAAACCCTCCCCAATCGAGACGGATGCATACGAGAAGGCCCTGAGCCAGATCGAGGCAGGTCAAGCAGCAAATGCCAATCGACAGATGGCTATAGCTTTAAAGTCCCAGAATGGTACTCAAAAACCCCTGAAAGGGGATGGAGGACCGAAGCCCCAACGGGCGAAGAAGGGACCGAAGAGGCCACGTCAACAACAACAAACGGAACAAACACCGGAAGCTCCCGTGCACAAGGAGGATTCACCGATCAGCGAGAAAATGCTGACAGAAGTGGTGAATCGGGTTTGGAGAGCCGTTGGACACACCCAGAGTGGTGGAAGTACCATAACGCCCTCGGCCCCGGTCAGCAACTCACCGTCTCAGGACGGCGGGAGGCAATAAATTCGTTTCATCAATTTGACTACATACGGTCGACACCAGTGGTGCCGTCTGTAGTCATTCCCCCCACACACCTTAAGTCAATTTTGGTAGTGGGATATAGGGATAAATGTGCAACCATAGGTAGTGGTGAAAACCGAGTTGTTTACAACTGGGATTTTATGAACGACCACCCAGACGCCGAATACAAAGGGTTTCGCTGGATGTTCCCATCTTTGAAAATGGTGAACAATGCGACCCTACGATATGATGATGAACCTAAATGGGACCTGTGCCCAGATAGGATTTCAAGAGCCTTTCGGCTCTTACTCGATATGAATAGCTCCTTGGTCGGAGTGACTCGAGTATTACAGCCATCAGAAGTCGTCGTTAATATGTCATCTGCCCCAGGCCCCAATATGGAATACGAATTCCATGACATGAGGGGTTCATTAGAGAGTTCTCAACAGAACTTCAATATCTGGTGGTATTATGCGCATCGGGTGTGGTTACCAATGTACTGGAAGACTTCCGGGAAGATTGAAATTCTTCCTGCACGGAAGCATGAAACTGGTGACTGTCGAACATTTATATTTCCGGATGGACCGGCACGGTTTGCAGGTATGCGTTTATGCCAGCATTTTAACAAGCTTATGACCGATCTCCAGCCTGGCTGGAGTTCTATTGGCTTCGATCGAACACACGGCAATTGGAGTGATTTAGCTCACCGTTTTGACCGTTTCTTTACGAAGTTTGAAGGAGATCTCAAGAAATGGGACTCCCGAATGATCCGCTTGTTGCTGACTATTTGCATGCTTGTGCGATGGGTTTGCTATCACCCCTCCCAACGAACGTATGAGAATTGGTTGAGATTATATTATCTGTACTTTCAAAAGATACAGAGTCTCATCTTTCTCCCAACAGGACAATTAGTGCTTTTGCTCTGGGGTAATAAGAGTGGACAAGATTCCACCTCCTATGACAATACGCTTGGCCATGAATTCATACATCTTTATGGAGCTACTGAGTTCCTTGATGTTAATGATTTACCAGATTCACTTTCAGCTATTTCTGAGCACCTGATGCTCGAGCTTTATGGTGATGATTCACTTGGCGGCGCCTCACAGGCGTTTAGCGACTGGACCGCACAATTTGGTGGTATTCGTGACTATCTTAATCGATT